TGAGATATAATCAGTTCTTCTCATCTCAAGCAGATATTGTAATTCCTGGAAACTTTGCTTTACATGCAGGTGACATGATTCACCTAGATGTTCCAGGTCTCATCGATAACAGAACCGAAACTCCAGACGACCAAGATGGTGGTCTATATATTATAACTGATATCTGCCATACAATAACTGCTAAATCTACATTCACAAGGTGTAATTTATCTAGAGATTCTATCGGAAGAAAACCCGTATCACGCTAATCAACTATGGAAAGTATCGAAAAGCACATCGAGAAAGACAAGGAAATCCTTCAGGATCCAACAACTAATCCACAAATGCGTCGTCACATTGAAGGCGAACTGCATGACTTAGAGGAATATGTGGAGCATCACAAGAAAGAGATTGAGGAGGGTGATCATCACGATCCTAGCTATCTTGAACTATTCTGTGATCAAAATCCATCTGAACCAGAATGCCTGGTATATGACGACTGATGGAGGGAACGGGAGCACTATTTAATCCTGGATTTTTAGGAGGATCTTTCCTTTGGTGGATCGGTCAGATCGTTGATGACTCTACGTGGAGAGACAATATAAATCCTGGAAAATATGAAGATAAGACTTCCATTCCTGGATGGGGTAGAAGGTATAAGGTAAGAATTATTGGTCTTCATGACCAAGGTGAAACGACTATCCCATCTGATCAGTTGCCATGGGCACAGGTAATGTATCCTGTTACTGCTGGTGGTGGTCAGACAGCAGCGATGGATTCAACCAAGCTCCGTCAAGGGAACATGGTCTTTGGATTCTTCCTTGATGGACAGGAAAGACAAGTTCCTGTTATTATGGGAGTTCTTGGTAATAACTCTCAAACTGTTCTTGCACAAAAGAATAGCACAGTCGCAGATACTGTTACTGATACTCAACCCGGCATTCTTGCCAAGAGTGGATATTCTGAGGGAACAAATCCAAAATCAGGAACTGCAAGAGAGGTTCCACCAGATGATGATCTTTCATTGGAGCAACCTGCTGAAGGCACAGTATCCAATGAAAGCGCAGATGGTATTCAACAGACCACTGCTGCTGACTCTAGAAGACAAGCAAAGTGCGAGGAAAAAATCGCACTGATGAAACCAGACCCAAAAGAGTTTATTAATTCTTCTCTAAAGGGTATACAAACTGTAATTGAAAATCTAACAAATAGAATTGATACTATCTTACAATCTCTTCAAAGTTATGCTGATGCGATTACTAATAATATAACAGATGCACAGGAAGCAATTCAAAACATAATTCAAAGTGCTTCCCGAGAGATTTCTAAGTTCATGAAACCAATCTTTGATAAGATTCAAGAGTTTGCATTGAAGATATTGAATCAAGGTTTTAATATGATTATTGCTGCACTACCATCCAGTATGAGATTTCAGTTCAAGGATATGGTGCAGCAACTCACAGAACTCATGCTGTGTATGTACAATAAGATGACCGGTGGTCTTAAAGACCAAATTGTTGGTTCTCTTTCTGATGCAATTAATCCACAAGAATTGCTGAATGATGTTCAGCAAGCGGTGCAGAATGGAGATCCTAGTGTAGGTGCTCCAACAAACCCCCGAGTTCCAATGTGTGCAGCAGAAGCTATCGTTGCAAAGGTCATAAACCTGAACAAGGTAGAGATTGATACTTCTAACAATGCCATTGTTAACAATCTTAATGCATATCTTGAGGATATGGATGAGATGTTATCTGGTATCACTGGATTTCAATCGGAGATTACAAATCAAATCAATGATATTGTTGGAAGCATGACTGGTGCTCTTGACTTTACTAATTTTAAAATAAATATTTTTGGTTGTGAATTAGAACCAACCGTTGCAGAGTCTGATACATATACATTCTGTAGTGGTGGAGATCAAACTGCACCACCAGCTAAACCAAGTAGTAAGTCTGTTGAGGATGGTATTGTTAATAATCCAGATCCACCATCTGATCCACCAAAGACAGTTCCATATTTAGAACCACAAAGGTCACAACAAACCGTTGAATTGGATCAAAATACACAAGCAGTTCTGGCAGCAGAAGATGCTGCTCTTGAGCAAGCACTTCAAGATTCTCAAAATAACGTTCCAGTCCAGGAAGGTGACCTGGATATTATCTAATAAATATCATTACCCAGAGGGGCAGCATATAACAAGATATGTCGTTTAACATTTTCGGTTCCGCAACTAAAGATAGTATTCGTGTCGGGTATGTTGATCCCGATAGAGGATATCTTACTGGAAAATCGATTTATGAAGCTAATGTTCATGCCTCTAAAAATCCTGGTGCTGTTTTTATCTTAGAGACAAGAGATAGAGTAAGATATTTAACGATTAATGAAGTTAATAAATTAACAACAAACGACATCACACCAGATCAAGTTTCTTGTGAAGACGGAATCAAAGGACTTAGACCAGGTGAAACTCCCGCATATCCCTCAGGAAGTCAACCTATTATTGTATCTGGTAAAAATGAAGGTGGATCTGGAACAGAAGATTCACTTACTGGAAGAAGACTGCCTAGACGTAGAAGGGTCAAAGTAGGAGCATCTGGTGGAACTCCACTAACAGTTGGTGGTAGAGGTGGTAAACCAATCTCTGCTGGAGGAAAATATCTTAGAGTTGGAGGTAGAAAAGTTAAGTCTGGAGGAAGTGGAGGAACCCCTATTTTTCTTGGTGGTACAGGTGGCACACCAGTTCTTGTTGATAAACAACCATTAACCATTAACGGGAAGGGAGTCTTTGCTGGTGGAAATGGAGGGAGTCCAATAACCTCTGGTGGACGTGGTGGTCAGAAACTAAAGACAGATGGTTCTCCCAATCTATGTGAGTCAAAAATCTTTATCAGTGGTGGTGGAGGAGTTGGTGCTTTCGCTGTTCCTGTGGTGGGTACAGATGGATCAATTCTTTCAGTAATCGTAACTGAGGGTGGATATGGATATAAAACTCCACCACAATCAAGACTATTTGATTCATGTAGAAGAGGTGTTGGAACTGTGCTTAGAACAAGCATTGGTTCAACTTCATCTACGACGATTTATTATGATCAAGAGGATGATTTTGAAGTTTACGACTTGACTCCTCCTTTTACTCTCTCTGGATATGGTAAAAGATTTGGACCAGATGGTGAAGAACTTGGTGATTGGGATCCCAATTTATTTGCTTCATTACAAGAAGATCCAATTTCATTACAGATTAGAGACTATCAAGATTTTTTAAAACAACTTGAAAATCCTTGGTGGCACACAAGAAAAGAAACTCCTTTAGAAGTTATCTTTAGAGAAAAGAATGATCAAGTAAAGCATGATGTTAAACACTGGGCGTGGGGTGGAAAACTTGTTGAGATAAAACAACCCCCCACTAAAAACGATCAACTTGAAGAATTAGAATTTGAAGTTTATACTCAAGGAGGAAACCAGGTAGACAGAGATTTGCAATTTACCTTTACCTCAGAAGACGGTGGGCATAAATTTCAATTTAAAGCACCTGAATTTAAAGAAGATAGAAAAACTAAAGTCAAGAGAAAAGTAAAAAGGAACACTGTGTATACGGTTGTTGCTAGCGGCAAATATAAAGGAAAAGGAGTTGAGCAAGGACTTGTTGATGGTTTTGGAAAAAGTCCAAAAGAAATCAAAGGAGATAAAAAAGGCACAGTAATTTTTGCTGATTTTGTTGAGTCTGCAAATGATAATGATGATTTACAAATTAGAGCAACTCAAGGTAAGTTCACTGCCAGTAATGAAAGAAAGAGGGATGGGCATTCTATTAATGACTTAACATATAAGTTTGAAAGTGGTAAAGATTTTATACCATCTCCTCCTAAAAATAAAAAAGTTATAGAAGACAGTTTCATGAATCGTTATGCGATTTCTCCGACTCCACCTTCTAACGTTCCCGGCACTGATTATGCTGGGCGTGTAGCTACTTTCGTATGGGAGGAAGATTTTCCACATAATGGTGAATATAAGTTTAGAGGGATGGCAGATAACATTGGAAAGATTTACATTGATAATGAGTTAGTTCTGGAGGAGAGAAAATTTAAAGGAGACCCTGTAAAAGTCATATCCAGATATATTGAAGAAGGTGTTCATGAGATTAAAGTAGAACTGTTTAATATTCCAATCAAAGAGAAACCAAAACCTAAACCACAAAATCTTACCATCACTTATCATGGACTGAATAAAGGAATTACTAAACCAGTTTCTGGTGAAAGAAAATATCCAATAGAATTTGATGGATTAAACAGGGCAAATAATCCTATTGAGGTTTCAGGTAATAATAGTAGAAATCAAAATAATACGTTAAAATTAAGAGATAGTTCTGGTATTGATCCTAATGCAAAGTTTACTATCCTTTCATCTTCTCCTGGAGTAAATGCTAAGTTCTCTGATAATGGAAGGGAACTTAAAGTAAAAGGTTCTGGTGACGTTACCATACGTCTTAGTTGGGATGATAATCCTAGAACTGCCGGTGTTGCTGTCAAGAGTATAAAAGTTGCCGGTAAAACTTGGAGGCAAAAAGGTGAGAAGGGTAATCAAACAGAGACCATAAAAGTAGGGTTAAAAGAAACCAAAGAAGTGATAGGTAAGGGTGGATTTATAGTAAGTGGTAATAAGAGACAAGTCAAAATGAGGGATGGTCATGGTGATGACATCAACTCTACTTTTTCAATCGCATCTTCAACAAACAATGCTAGATTCTCTGATGATGGGAAAAGATTGATTACTAGTGGTCCTGGTAACATTCAGTTAAAGTTAGAATGGGATGATAATCCTAAAACATATGGTGCCGCTGTAGATAAAATTGAAGTTGGTGGTGTAGTATTAGATCAAAGAGGTGAAAAGGGTAGCACAACAAAGACTCTCACCATAAATGCACCTAAGACTGTATCTAATTCTAATCAATCTCAAAAGTATGAGAGTATTTTTAATACTGCCGATTTTATAAACAAAGCAGACAGAAAACTTTGGAGAACAAATGTTTATGGACGTGGTGGATTCCTTAGTGAAAATGGAGTTTGTCCTTTTGATACTAAGAAACCATTAGATGATAATCCTTATGCAGGAACTCATGTTATTCGTTGGGAGCATGTTGATTTCCCATATGACGGAAATTATGATATTACAGTTGACGTTGATGACAATGCAAAAATATTCATTGGTAACCGTATAGGTGATGGTGCTATGATGATTGGTAATGGATTAAAAGATGTTGAAGTAGGTGGTGATGAAGTAATTATTGAAAATGGTATGAAAAAACAAACATATACCAGATTCTTTAAGAAAGGAAAGTATAGAATTAGAACTGAGTTAACTCAAACACCTGGAGGTGCATTCTCATTTGATAAAAATGGGAGAGCAGGTGGTCCTGATGTAACTGCACGTTTTATTGAAAGAGGTGGAAAAAATTTCTTAAAAGTTGAGGGATCTGGTTCTGCAAAAATTCATTTTAGACTAAGAACAGATGATGATCCAGGAGTCTCTGGAGTATTTGCATCTAAAATTAAAATAGGACTTCCTCCCAATGATTTTGTTGAACTCAAGAGAGGTCAAAATGGAAGACGACTGAAAGAAAAAGAGACAATCAACGGATCAGCATTTTTTGAAGCTGGTAGAGAGTATCCTATTCAAACTATCAACTCTAACAGAGATACTGGTTCTATAATAAAAAACAAAGGACAAACCATTGAGTATGATGATGACATCAGTAATGGATTCGATGAGAATGCAGATCTTACTATCACTAAGATAACAGATCAACAAAAACCAAAGGTTAAGGGTATCAACCCGATGGCACTTGCGATCGATATTAAAACTAAGGAACCTGAGCAACCAAGAATATCTGTTAGATCTTGGCAAGAAAATCCAATGGGTGCTGCTTTCACGATTGAAGCACCTTTACCTCCAATTCCACAGGAACCTCCCCTAGAGCAGGAGGGTAGATGTCCCAATAATCCATTGTGGTCATCCAGGTTTGCTGGTGGGTCTGAGAGTTGGTGGCCTGTAACTCATCCTGCATGGAGTAAATTTACTAATAGATTTGCAATGTCTCCACTACCACCATTATCTCTTCCAAATAGTGATGGTGGTGGAGGAGTAGTTTACTCTAATACTTGGCAAGTTAATTTTCCTTATAATGGATTTTATGGATTTAAAGGCACTGGTGATAACAGAGGGAGAATCTTAATCGATGGTCAAGAAGTTTACAAACTTAGGGGATTTAAAAATACATCTCCAGAAATTGTAAAGAGAAAAATTACTGAAGGAAATCATGAGGTTACTCTAGAGATAGAAAATCAAGATCAAAGAAAAAGAAAGAAGGTTAATAAAGAATTCTTCAACACACAAAAGTGGCAAAAACCTCTTATAAAAGGTCCTCCAAATCCAGCAGAAATATCGGTAGAATACAGAGGATTAAACCGAGGAAGCACAAGACCGGTTTCTTCTGAAAAAATCTATCCAATAACTTTTGAGGATTTAAATCCATCAAATCGTAGAATTGAGGTGTCAGGTAACAATGTTAGGCATGATAATAATACGTTAAAATTAAGAGATGGTTCTGGTATTGATGCTAATGTAAAGTTTACTATCATGTCAACTTCTCCTGGAGTAAGCGCTAAGTTCTCTGATGATGGTAGAAAATTATTAACAAAAGGAAGAGGTGATGTCACCATCAGACTTGAGTACGACGACAACCCAAATATTGCTGGTGAAGCTGTCCGTTCAATTACAATTAATGGTACAAAATGGAGAAAACAAAGAAAGGAAAAAGGAAGCGATACCGAAACTATTAAAGTAGGTGGTGTAGAAAAGAGAGAGGTAATAGGAAAAGGTGGTTACACTGTAAGTGGAAATTCTGTTAAAATGAGAGATGGTCATGGTGATGACATCAACTCAACTTTTAGTATTGTCAGTTCAACTGTTGATGCAAAGTTCTCCTCAGATGGTAAAAAAATTAATTATAAAGGATCTGGTGAGATTAC